GGACGTGAACATATTCTCCCCCCTTCTATTAGTAATGAAGCTCCTCGTGTGGTTAGTCCTACTCGTCACAGTGTTATTGATCTTCTTCCCGAGACCTGGGGTGGGGCGTTTCAGGAGTTTCGAACTGGAGGCGCACCCGTATTCGGGTCTAGATCCACAGGAGTGGAAGGGGTTCCTGGATGAATTGAGGGCGTTTGATGCAGACTCGAGCCGGGCCTCCAGCCTCTACGGAGCCATCGAACACTTGAGAAATCTGGGACTCATGAACACCAACTATACGGAGAAGATTAACGAGATTTCTGATCGTCTAGGCTATGAAGGCGAGACGATCGCAAATCAGTTGGCGATTTCAAAGGGGATTCAATTTAGACCAAAGTACTTAAACGATACAATCCCATTGCAATCAATAGATGACTACCGGACAGGCGCTCCCGTCGGCAGTGGATTCCCCGACCCCAGATCCCACGGCCAGTGAACCTCCGCGCACGCGTTCAGGCCGCGTCACAAAGCCCCCAGTGCGTTACGAGCCCGTCGAGCGCGTCGAGGATGACTACGCGTCCGACGAGTACGACGACGACGAGTCTGACGTGGAATCTGGCGTCGAGTACAGTGATTCGGAACTCGTTGAAGATTCAGACTCTGATATGGAGGACTTTATCGTAGAAGATAAAAGCGAGAGTGACGATGATGATAATGGAGCCGATGCCGAGCGAGCCAAGCCCGATCCACGAGCACCAAAGCGACCAACAGTGGGTCCAGTACGCACCGCCAAAAAGTAAATTTGAAGAACTTATTCAAAATCCAGTTGCCGTCCTTGCAATCGGGATCGCTCTCGGAGTCATCATCGTGTCTATGCGCCCGATTGTTGTACAGACCGCTTAGGCGGTGATAAAATATAAAGGCGCGTTTCCGCTCATGGAATCATTACCGACAAACTCACCAAGGGGGCCAGTTTTCTTGGCGTACACATCCTCTTGAAGGAATCCGACCCACGCACCCTCGCGGCGCTGGCTATCCATTTCCTTTAAGAATTCAGCGTCGTAAAATGGCGGGCGCGGTCCGCTAGAATCCCACGATGGAAGACGCAACATAGGGATAACCTCATAGGCCCTTGCAATAAGCCAAAGGACTATTAGGAGAGCGATCACGGTGAAAATCACCGCCATCTATTAAATTATATGAATATTAATTTACTGTGGTACCACGTTACCCTCACCATCCACAAACTCCACCTGCATGGGGTTCTCGGCGGACCGCTTAGCAATCTCCGCGGAAACCTCGGCGTCCGCCATCTTCACAAGCTCCTCAATCGCCTTGTCGGGGAACTCGGCCTGCAGACGCTCCAGAACCTCTGCGGGGTGCGGAATGGGGGGGACGTCGGGCTTGGTGTAAAACCGCGAGTTCTCGTCACCCGGCTGAATGTAAGGAGTGTCAGATCCCTCAATCGGCTTGGCCAACATGTCACGCTTGCGCTTGTCAAACATCGCAGCAGCAGCAGCCTGGTTCTGGCGGTACTTGGACATAATCTCCTCGAGCTTCTCGTTGGCGTAGTGCGTGTCCTCAACCTTGTCACGATCGGGGGGGATCAGAAGCCACTTGTACATGTCGACGACGTAAATGTCGACGAGGGCATCCTCACCCTGCAGACGCTTGGCGTGAGTCGCCGCCTCGTCACGGGTCGAGAAACATCCGCGAATCTTCATACCTAGTTTCTCATTTTTCTGAGGAAGATCCGGACCAACAAAAGACACACACGCGAAAACCTGTCCTGGGACCGTGAGGTAGTCGCTCTCGAGTGAACCCATTTATAGAATCTAGACGCCATCTTTTTAAGTATATGGATTCTCTCCGCAAATTGCACAATGATCGCAAGCGCTCACTCATCATGAAGTGGGTCGGACCCCGGTCGTCCGTACTCGACTGCGGGTGCGGGCGAGGCGGCGATTGGTGGAAATGGAAAGCGGTACAAGGAATCAGGGTGACTGCAATAGATCCAGATGCGGATTCACTCACAGAGGCGCGAAAGAGAGCCGCTGAAATTGGCCTAAATGTAAAATTCATGGACCCGGGAGACATCCGACACGCCGCGTCATCCGGACCGTTCGACGTTGTATGTTACAATTTTTCTTTGCATTATATTTTTGAAAATTTTAAAGAATCTCTTGATGCGATCCAGGCAGCCATCAAGCCGGGTGGGCTTCTCATCGGAATCACGCCCGAACGCGCCCGGGCGGAACTACTCACGAATGGCGGGGTGTTCACGGATCCTCTCGGAAATACATTAGAGATTCGTGGAGATCGCCTATGGGTGAGTCTCACGGACGGTCCCTTCTACGCAGACGGACCGAAAAGTGAGCCGTTGCTCGACGCTGCGCTTATCACAGACGAACTCACGGCCCGGGGATTCACACGAATCACTTGGGAACCAATGATACCAGCGCCAAACTGGCACGTCTCAGATCTTTACTCAACATTCGTGTTCAGAAAAAATTCATAAACTAATAATAGTATGGACGTGTGGGTCGTCTGGGCCATCGGCCTGGCGCTCATCATCATCATCGTCTCCACGAATAGACACCCAAATCTTATGACTGAAGTGCGTCACCGGTACAGTCTCATTCTACAAACACTTCACGAGGACGATAATCTCGACCCGCGGTGGGAACCAGTGAAAAAGCCAGTGATTCTCACAGGCATGTGCGAGTGGGACAAATCCAAGGGGGCCATAGGGTACAACGTCAACAAGGGGTATGAAATTTACCTGTGTCTGGACGGGGACGCGTCCGAAGAGGTGCGCGTCAACACCGCAATGCATGTGCTCATTCACGAACTGTGTCACTCGACGGTTCGGGAATACGAACATTCCGATTCTTTTTGGAAAAATTTTAAAGATTTTCGCAAGTATTGCGCTGCGCACGGACTCTACACGCCCGGTAATGTAGGACCGTTTTGCGGAGAAAACATCAAGGCTTGAATCTAATTGAGGAAACGATGAGCCAGGTAGAATACCAGGGCGGCCAGGGCGGCCGTGATCGCCATGGAGCTCACGGAACCGGCATCCACACTGGGAAAGAACTGAGCCACCTTCTCCTGAATAGGCTTGCTGTTCGCCACGACGGCCGCCAGACCCGCGAGAGCCGCCATGTACTGCTCAGAAGTCAGACCGAAAGGAATCTTGCGACCCGACTGCTGCTGCTGCTGGGTCTGAGGTGGGGGCGGGGACCCGGCATTCACGGACCCGAACGCCATGTCCTGCATCTGCATGGAAGGGCCGGGAGGGATGACGTCATCAAGGGAAGTGGAAAACTCTGCCATTTGATTTTGACCAATGTTTTTTTCATCTTCGATTAAACCCGTTGGGATGGAAGAAGAAATATCAGTCGAGCCGTTCGTGCCATACGACTCCATTTACTTGGGAGGAAGTTTCTTTACTTGGACCACTGACGCGCCTGGCTTTCGCGTGAGCCCCGTTCCGGGACCCCCGATGTGTTTTGGATTATAATTCTTCTGATGAAATTGCCAGAATGCAGATGATCCGCATCGAAAGTTCTTTCTGAGCGCCGCCTTGTACCAAAAAACACAATCAGTGATGTGATTGGACTTTGAGGTGTTGTCAAGCACGAGGCACTCGTAGTTTTCCGTGCACGCGTCCATCACCTGGCAAAACTGATCAAAGGTGGGGAAGACGCCGAAAAAAGCCTTGTATAAATTCTCCCGATTCTGACGGACGTTGTCGCGAAGCACAAAGACGTAATCCACGTTCGTCCGAATCATAGGCGTCATGTCCATGCAATACTGAGTAGTCATCATGTAAAATATCTTCCAATGCCGCCCGTTCATGAACAGCTGTCGAATGACGGTGTCGCGCATGAAGCTGCGGTCGTACATGCAGTCGTCCATGAGAAGGAACACGGGGGTGGCTTTTCCGGCCGCCACATTCCGCTTCTGACGCTCGATAATCTTCTCGACTGCATCGCGGTTGTAATCACCGTAAACGAACAAGTCTGGGATAAACTGCTTGTAGTGACCGTTTCCCTCCTCCGTGCCGGACATGGCGATACCGGAAGGGATTCCACGCTTGTGCCATAGGATGTCCGTCACGAGAGTAGACTTGCCGGTTCCACGCTTCCCTATGAATACGCACACCTTGTCATCCGCCATCTTGCTCGGATCGAATTTTTTCAATTGAATATTCATTCCTGCTCTAGGCGACGAGTTTAGAGAGCGTCTTTCGCCGCGCCGCACTCCTGGTGGAAATAAGTTCTTCATATAGAGCAGGAATGTCCGCAGGGGCAGTACAACTTGCAGCCATTGGACAACAAGACGCATATCTCACGGGATCGCCGTCCGTTTCTTACTTCACGGGCGTCTACAGAAGACACACACCATTCACCCTACAGGCATTCACCGTGCCGTTTCAGGGTCAACAGGTGCAATGGGGCTCGCAGGCGGTGTGCAGAATACCTTACAAAGGTGATCTCGTGAGGAGCGTCATGGTGGCTGTCGATCTCCCATCACTCTCACCTTCTTCAACCGAATACATCTGGAGACTGCCCGTACGTCTTCAACGTCCAGTGCCGTACCTATACATCGACGGAAATCTCACAAGCCCAGTCAAAGTCAACGCAGTGGGAGTCGACACATATTCAACCGGAAATTTCCCCCTGTGGCTCGGGCCCTCCGCACTTGCTACAAAGATAAGTTACGATTCAACAAAAACAAAATTCTTTTTTCAAAATTGTTCAAACGTGACGCTCAACACAGCAGACGTGACGACCGTCGGAGTATTCTTCGGACTCGACCCGCATTCATATTCAAGATTTCCAACTTCAAACACAGTCCAGTGGGATGTTTCACCGGGGAGCACCCACGGGAACTACTCCGATCTCTCACTCGCACAGTCGGGGTGGATCCCGGCAGCCTCTGCAGCAACCGTGAGCGCCTCTGAAACATAC